ATTACTTCTAATTCAAATTGCTCGTCGTCGCTGATGGGACCATAAACAATTTCTTGATTTATATTTAAACTAACACTAGCTATCCAATCATTCATCTCTTGTTCTGTTCCAAATCTTGCTGAGTTAGTTAAAACTCCGCCTGTTAATATTTCTACTTTAAACATTTACATTCCTTTCCTTCTTACAGCAAACATACTTGAAACATCTGTTCCAGTGTTAAGCGAAAGACTTCCCCCTGATGATTGAAAACATTCTACTGTTAACGCATCACCTGCAATTAAAGAAATGGCCCCAGAAATAACTGGTACAGTTGGATTTGCAGCTACTGGAAAAATAAGAGCGCCAAATCCTGTATCATTTCCATTTTTTCTTATTCTAATTCCACGCATTCCTGTAGAATTTGTTGCGAAAACAACTGATGCCATAAAATCAAATACTACAGACGATGACGCAGTAAATACTCCAGAGCTATTAAGTAGCCCGTGGCTAGATGTTATTAATGTTGCATACGGAACCGCAGTCCAAGTAGAATTTGCTATACTAGTGCCAGCAATGTTTTGTCTAATTTCTGTTATCTCTTCATTTGCTAAAATCTGAGCTGGCCCTTGAATCATAAATCCAGTAAAGAAATTTAGTACAGCTCCACCAGATGCTGTTGCGCTAGTGTTTGGTCTAATATCAACAATGTCACCTACAATTAGAGGCATAGATCCAGACACAACGGCAGCCTCAGCTCCAGCTACTGTTTGAGTGCCTTGCTTAAATGTACTTCCATTTTTATATATTGTTAAATATGCAGTTGTTCCACCAAAGTAACCAGTAGCCTCAAAGAAATAAGTGCCAGGAATTTTACAAGTAAACCTTCCAGTAGCGACATCATAAGATCCGTGAGAATTTTCTAATACATTAGTATATATTATTGGTTGAGTAGTACTAGCAGCCGTTGTTGATGTATTTACAGAAAAAGAAACTTTTCTAGTTGCGGCATCTTGACTTAAAAGCTGAGACGATGACCATCCCAATATAGGCACTCTGAAATTAACTGTTACTAAATCACCGTTTGCAAAAGTATATGGAACAGCCTGAGTAACTGGCTGCTCATCTGAATACGTTCCAGATACACCGTAAGAATTAATTTGGACATTTGTTGTCGCATTATATCTTACCATTGCATGAAATGTATTTGTTCCAGCATCTACTAGCATACCCATTCCAAGGGCTACTCTTGTTAAATCTGAATTTAATTTAGAAGTATCTATTGAATATCCACTAGGTAAATTAATTAATAAAGTTGCAGAAGTAGGCGCTCCAGTTAAAGAGATTTGAGCAGAAACTTCCATTACATCACCAACGCGTCTAAATTTTCCGTTGTATGTGGAATTAGTTACCCATGATCCAGTAGGAGTAAACGACACCCAATCCGTCGCAACAGATCCGTAAAGCTTTGCTTGTGGACCAAAAAGTAAATTATCTAGTTTTATAGAGTAAGCACCAGTTGATGTAGTAGTTTGGTGAAATATTAATCTAATCGAATTACAATTATACGGAGTTTGCACTTCACAGAAAAACTTATCAGAAGTTAGAGTATGTTTTTTAATTTTAAATGGAGTCGGTTGCAATAAAGCAGAGTTGGTAACATCGTAAAAATAAACGATCATATCATCATCGGCGTAACCAGCTCCAAAAATATCTGTTATTGCATAATCAAAACTAAATGCTAAAACCTTACCTTTATCAGAAGTATCTAGAGTAAAATCAATACTCACGCCCTCACCTTGTAAATTTAAGCTAGATGCTAGAGCGTCTTTTGAAATTACAATTGAATTAAGACCTGATAGTGGACTAGATGCGCTTGTTGTTATTTCAACTCCGCCGCTCGTAGGCGTGCCGCCTGTACCATCAACTGGTAATGATCCAGCCGCATCTTTATATAAATTAAACCCTGTAACAGAATTACCTTGCGCTACAGAGCTAGTAAAATAATTCTTTGATCCTGTACCACTACCTCCGCCAAGATTAGACATCTTAACTTTTTTCTTAGCAAAGCTAGCAGCACTGTCCTCGATCAATACAATATCGTTATCAACAGTTGTAGTCTTCTCAGTAAATGTATTAAAATCACCATCTGCTCTTTTAAGCTGAGCATCATTTGTTACATTATTTAATGGGACAAATACGCCATCCTTAATTTGTGCTCCATCTATTGTTACACCTGCCGCTGCTGTTTTTTCTGCAATAGTATCGGTAGCAATACCGTCGTCAAAAGTTTTAAGTCCATTAAACGTCTGTGCTACGATATTCACTTTTCCGCTCTGAGACACGCTTGCGTCAGCAATATCGGCAGTGATATCAAGAGTACCAAACTCTAAAGGATTGCTAGGAATAGTAGGTCTAGTCCCCATCGTAAATACTTCTAAAAATATTACTTTTATATTTGTAGATGAAAGATTGTGAGGTGTTTCCACTCCGACTTCATTAGTATAGTGTGTAAGCGTCCATACACCGCCGCTCTCTGTGATTCTGCCGTAAACTTTTTGTCCGCCAGCATCCTCAATGAAAGTGCCCGTACTAGAGTCAACAATGTGAGCTATGTTATTTGGCGCAGATGTAATTACGCCTGCAACCGTAGTCGCACCACCTGGAGTTTTTCCAGTCATTTGAGTTGTGATAGTTGACGTTAAACCACTAGCTCCTGTTACTGATATACTCTGATATTCAGCAATAAAATTATTAAAATTACTAAGATTACTAGCAGAAACAACTGATCCATTTCCTTCCGTGCCATTATGATTATGTCCTGTCGCTAAAATAAAAGCTTCTGTTAGTGCATCTAAACGCTCTTTTACAGTATCGTTTGCAGCTCCTCTAACATTACTTGTATATGTAAATAAATAATCAAACGCCTCGCTCGTGGTTATTCCAAGTAGCGAAGCTACTGCGTTTACAAATCTTTGCACATTACTAACACTAGCACCGCTTGCAGCTAGTGCGTTTAATAGATCAACTCTACCAGTAGTAGAAGTATCCACCGTTCTAGACATGAGCTTGCTATTCGTATACGCTGCATCTACTGGTCCGCCATCTATAATTGCCATTTAAATTACTCCGTTATTTTAAAAAATACTAATTTACCGCTTCTAAAGTACCCAGCAAGTCCCTTGCCGTACTCTTCAATAAGTCTGTAACCAGTCCCGTTTTTGTCCTCTTCTGTTGATTCAAGAACAAAAACCTCATACGTGTCAACCGCTGACTCACTTTCCATAAACTCTATAGGAGCTTTCGTGGTAGCAAATCTGATAAAATTTAAATAATTAGTAACCCCAGACGGATCATTCCTGATCGCACCTGACTGAAAAATATCAGTGATAAACATTAGATCGCACTCCATTCTCTTCTCCGTGCCGAATGAAACAAACTCGATCTTTCCACTAGTAGATACGTTAAGGCTAGAATCAGAAGCCCTTCTTAAATGCTCTGTAGATATATAACTCTGTAGTTTAAACTGAGGCGCGTACTCAAATCCGCTCACGTTATTACCAACATGTGAGTTAGCACTAGACGTATCAACTAAATTATATCCTAAAAGAGATAAACAAGACTGCTCTACATTAGATCCAGTTAAGCCTAGAATAGTAAATGCGCTCGTAGTTGATATTGTAAATTTACGAGTAGTTCTATTAAAACTCACTGTGTAAGTTAGCGCCCCAGCTGCGTCCAGGGAAAGTTTAATTTGATTCGCCAGGGCGCTAGATGAATAGCTTCCTATTTTAATTTTTGCTGTAAGTTCTGGGCCTGCGCCTTCTTTGAAATTGAAATAAAAATTATCTTTGCTAATAACCCAGCCATAGTAAAATTTAGAGTATGTTTTTAAAGCCATTACGCAAATGCCCCTTGTCTGACTACAACGCCTTTTTTATCAAAAGCATCTGATAATAAATTAGCTATTCTCTCGCCAGTTCCATCGCTATCATAAACATCACCATTTACTACTAAGCTCACCGCCGTCTGCGGCTCTTGTAATTGTTCTGCAGGTGTTAACTCAGTAGTCGGGCTTGGGCTTGCAGCTATTCCTCCAGCTGAAGCCGATGGAGATTGTGCTGCCGATCCTCCCCCTCCTCCAAGCGCAGAAAGAATACCTCCGAAAGTAGCAAGTGCACTACCAGCAGCTATAAGTCCAGCGCCGTTTGGCATTCCCGCCCACAAGTAAGCAATACCTTGTAGTATGAATTGCGTTCCAAGCTGAATCGCAGCTTGGCCAAAAGCTGCAACAAGGGAATTTAAAAAAGCACTAATTACATTTTCACCTTTTGCTAAAGCTTTACCAGCGGCGGCAAAAGCACTGCCAACGCCTTGGCCTATGGACATAAAAGCAGCTTTTCCAACCGCTTCAAAATTAACCTTAGCATTATTTGCAAACTCACTAGCAGCATTAGTAAATCCACTTACAAAACTATTAAACGCCATTCCAATTGTGAAGTAATCATTCTTTATGCTTGCTGCCATATCAGCGTTGTTTATTTTTAATTTATTATTTTCTTCACCTATTTGAGATAATTTTAATTTGTAGTCTTCTAAAAATGCTCCAACACTTTGAGATATTTCAAAATTAAATGTTTTCTCGCTAGCTGCAGATAGTTCGGTAAAAGTTCCTTCTATTTTTTTTGTTTGCTCTTCAATAGCGACGCCTAATCCGCCAACTAGACCTGAAACAGTATCTTTATCAAATAATAATCCTAAAATTGGCTCTGCTTTTCTAACAAAAAACTCTAATATATTAATCCAGCCCAATACAGATGTTTGAAACGCAAGCTTAATAGTTCCTAATCCAGTTTGAAACCCCTTAAAAAACACCTCTAGAACAGGGAATAAAGTTTGAGTAAAAGTAGATGCTACAGTTAAAACCTCTACTCTGAACTCCTCCATGCTTTTTGTATCAAACGCAGTCTGTAAAAACTTATTTATCCTATCAAAAGCATCTGCAATAGTATTAAGAGTAAGCCTAATTACAGGGCTTTCAGTGGTGAGCTTTCCAAAAGTCTCAAGTATATTTCCAAATTGAGCGTTAACTCTATTTAATGCGCCTTCAAAAGTATTAGAACCAAGCTGCTCAGATAATCCACCATATCTTGATTCAATTATTTTTAAAGCCTCAGCAAATCTTTGGCTCTGAGGTATATTTTCAGATATTTTTATTCCGTATCTACCAAGCGCAGCAGTAGATCCGCCGCTTGCTTTTGATAACATATCAAATGCAGTAGATAAGTCTTTTCCAGTACCCGCGCTAAAATCAACCGCTGCTTTTGTTGCTCTCTCTAAAGCATCACCGCTAAGACCACCAAGAGAGATAAAAGATGTAGATAATTCTTTTATATTATCAGCATCTACCCCTGTGTTTCTCTCTATAGTAGCAGAAAAATTATCAAATCTTGCAGTCGCATCGTCTGAGAATTTTCCTATATTTGCAAGAGCTTGAGAAAACTTAAGACTTGCTCTTTCTGCATCTATTGCCTCAGATATTCCGCGTTTAAAAGAAAATGCTGCAGTAACTACTGCGCCAAGACCAGCTATGTTTTTAGTTAAGAACGAGAAATTATCGCTCATTGAAGAGGCTGTTTTTTTAGACTGATTCTCTACATTTACAAATGCTTTTTTAACCGAACCATCGTCTAAGACAAGCTCAATTTCTAACCGTGGTTTTTCTTCAGCCATTCCCTTAGCTCCCTAACCATTTAGTATTTTACTTATTTCCTCAACCGTGAGGGATTTTCTCTCTTGCATTGTAGCCGGATACGCAATTCGATACAAGCGTTTATGTTCAGACTCTCTTGCGTGCTTTTTCATATTAGGCCAGTCAGATATTTTATACTGCTTTAACATCTCTTGAGCCTCTATTATCGAGATATTATCCCACAATAAACTAATAACCCAGCTGGGAGAGTTTAAAATTTCCGCTGGGCTAATCGAATAAAAATAACTTAATTTAGATATTTGAAAACTAACATTGGGATCTAGTTTTTTTTTGTGAGTGATTCCACTATTTTAAGTAAGTGATCAGCTTGAAGCTCTTCTGAGACGTTTTTAGGTAAACCATGGTCTGATAAAAAGTCTAGTAACACTTCAAACTGTTTAAAGTTATCGTCCCCAGCTTCTTTCATTTTTTTCTGAAAATCAATTGTGGCCTTAAACTTAGGAAACGATATTTCATACTCGTTTCCATACACTTTTACTTTTAAAACTTCTTTAATAAATTCCACTTAAAAAACTCCTAGATTAAAGTCCTGTAGTATCTCCGTAAGCAAAGTACTGAACAGCAGGATGTTTAGCCTCATCTGCGTATACATGGAAAGTCACTGGAATATTCATAATACTTTCACCTGAAAAGTTTAAGCTCTCAAGCTGACCATATGCTTTCCAGAAAACAAAGTCTTCTGACTTATCACCAGTTGGTAAACGCTTAGGATGTAAAGATAACTTCATTGCCATTGCAAAAGTGTTTTGAAATTGCTTCGCAGTTCCCCATCCAGCTATCTCTGTAGAGTTTGCAACTGCAGGTAAGTATGAACCACCAGCTTGAGTTAAAAGCTTTTTAATATTTGCTTTATGAGTTTCTTTGAAAGTAACTGTAGCCTCAACTGTTTTTCCCTTTTCAATGTGACCGCGAACAGACGTTCCAGTCTCATGACAAGTGATAGGCTCTAAATCTTGAGAAACTGATAATTCAATATCTCCTTCAACGCATCCAATTTCATATCCAGTAAAACCTTGAGTAACTAAATTAAAAACAAATCCAGAGTTGCCATCATGAGCTTGTGATGCATAACCAACCGCTGCGTTAGTTACAGTTACAACATTTCCACTTACAGTTGCAACAAAATCAGCGTGACCATCAAGTGCTGTTTGAACCGCAGTAGCAATCGCACTAGCTGTGGCATTTGCAGCAGCAGTTGCTGGTATTGCAACATGGTCCCCCGCAGGATTTGGATCAACTCCGGCACCACCAATATTTAGCCAAACATAGAAAGATCCAGTCGCACTATATATGAAAAAATATTTATTGTTTAAAGAGCTAGATACATCCGCTCCAGTTGTTATCTTTTGTACTTGTGCGATGTCCTCGCCCCAAGTAACTACCATTGGCTCGATTTTTACATTCGATATTGTTGACATTTTAAAACTCTCCTTGTTTAAAATTTATTTTAAGTTAAATCTGAATCCGTTCCGTACACGTATCTTACATCAAATTCTAAAGTAATTATAATAGCATTGTCATTAGTATTTAGAGGGTCAATATTTATCGTTCTACATACAACATTTTTTATAAACTCGTTAGTCATTGCGTTAGCTGGCTTCATAGCATTGAGCCTGATCTTATTAGCTAGATCCATTGAAGTATCAAACGCATCTTGCGGGTACCTGCCACCTTTAAAAAAAAGTGTAACCACGCAGTTTAAATTATCGTCTGTTTGCAGATGATTAAGCGGTCCGCCCGTAAGCGGGCCATATATTACGTGAAATGCTTTATCAAAGTTATAAGCTCCGATGTTATCCACGGAAAATGCGTCTGAGTGCTCGACGAAAGTAGTGTCTATCTCAGAAATTCTAGTCTTCATGTAACTTCTAATTAAACTTAAACTCATCCCCGCACCAAGTCCCCAGTGAATTGATCATAACCCTCAAGATTACCTTGAGTTCCGTTCTTATCTGCATCGATTCGAACCATTGCCCTGATCGCACGCTTATCTGCCATCGATTGATACTTTGTAGCTTTATTGCTAAACACGTCCCCGACTACGTTGCTTAAACCCTCGTAGATAAAATTAATAGTTAAAGCTATAGCCCAGTCTTTTACCTCTTGCTTATCAATTAAATCAGTCTTTACAAACCTAGCCCCGCTAGTTGTCCACATTCTTTTCTCGTCTAAGTAAGTAAGTATGGTTTGCTGTGCTCGTCTATGTATTCTGTTAAAACTAGACCAGCCTTTAGGTAAGTAATTTAATATCTCTGGCTCGTAAGTTAAAAGATCATTATCGCTTGAGAATAAATAATCCTCTACTGCCGTAACTACTGTTATGTCTTTTGTTTTTGTAACTAAAGTGCCCGCTGTTATTTCAACCGTAATAGTTTTAACACCACTTGTTGCATAAGAATAATCTAGATACCAATCTTTGTTAGTAAGCCCAGTTCCGCTTACGGTTACATAACCAGCGGTAGCAAATGGCTCTATTCTAACTAAAGTTATCGCAGCGTTACCTTTATCAATAAAGCTATGAGTAGCATCTATTCTGACTTTTTCGTCAACCTGGATATTATCCTCTAATTTAATAACTGGAAATATTGCCATTTGTTTTAAGCCTTTCTAACGCTTTTTCGATCTCATCAAGTCCAAGCGTATCGGATGATTCTTTAAAGTCAACCCCGTGATGATTTACTAAATATATTCCTATAAGCTCACTACATATTAAATGATTGTTGTTTAAATTATTAAACAAAACCGTGATCCCTATTTTCTCAAATATTATCTGAGCGTAAATCATTAGTAATTGTTTTATAGAATACCTCATTCCTACAAGGGGATCTAAATTATTTTCCATTCCCATCTCGTCAACTAAAGTATAAACCCAGTAAACATCATACTTCTTGTGCCAATCTAGAAATCTAATCTTTCTAGATACTGGAAATACACTCTCATAAACCCAGTCTACATCATGATCTCCACGTATTAAAATAGCACAGTGCGAGTATTTTTTCCCAGTAACCCACTTAATTAAAGTTCTACCAGGCCATGCCCACCATGCTTTTGAATTAGCGAATAAAATGCAAGTATATGTTTTCATAATGTATCTATAAGGTTCACAACTTTTGCTCTAAAAGCTGCAACCCTCTCCGTAGTTAAAAATGGAGCCATAGCCTCTGTTAAAACAATAGAATCTATGGAAGTTAAAACTTCATACAATGAGCCGCTTGTCCCGTAATATGAAACATCCCTTAAAGTATCTGCTATTAGTTTTGTTTTACCAGCTACGGTAATTCCCATTAAAATATTCTCAGTCGAAAAATCATTAGCTAAATTCTCAAATCTAATTTTTGCCCTCTGGACTTTTTTAGTCACTACAACAACTGGATCTACAGAGTTATGAGCTTCCATAATGTTTACAAGTAAAGTTAAGTCATCGCCTTTAAGCTCATTATTAAATAGACACGTAACTTCTAAATCAGAAATATTTAGTCCTTGAAATCCAGTTATGATTGATAGCTGAGAGTGAAGTAAATCTGAATCAATTTGTTTTGTAAACTTATACTCAATCACTTAAGCGCCCTCGTGAATTAATAGTGTTCTTCTAGTTACGGTCATTGTACCGCCACCTACTTTGTACCTAACGGTCACAGTCGCACTAGATACTAAAGTGATCTTATGGCAGATATTCACAATATGTGTCATGTCGTGTGAGTGACCTGAAACTAGCGACTCTGCGTGAAACGTGCGCTCTGAATCCACTTCTTGAACCCCATCAACGAAAATAGAAATATATCCTAAATTAGTTAACGTCTGACTTGCTGATGCATTAAAGAAAACAACAAAAGTTCCTGCTGGTAAAACAATACTCATATCTGCAATTGCAGAGTAACTTGTGCTTGTAGTTGACTGAGTACTTGAACCATTAGCAACATAAAATAAAGCTGAAACTGTTCTAACGTTCCCGTCATCTGTTTTTATGTTTAAGTTGCCGTCTGTCTTAACATAGATAGTTCCGTAACCAGTCGGAGGAGTTTCGGGATTAACAGATTGTTCATAAAAATTTATCCAGCTCATACGACTAAATCCCCTCTGTGCACTATTAATGTTCTTTTGTTTATCGTTAAAGTATTTGATGAGGTTTTAAACCTGATGTCAATCGTCGCGCTTTCAGCTAAAGAAATACCTACAATCAAAGTGATCGCATGATTGTTACTGTGAGAGTGACCAGTGTTAACGTGTTGTTGAAATGTTCTCTCGCTCTCTGCGTACAGAACCCCATCGATATGAAGTCCTATTGTACAAATTGCAGTTAACTGCCCGATGGCATCGCAATTAAAAAACACCATGAAATCGCCCTCTGGCAAATCTTTAGTCATCGAGTTTATCACTGAATAGCTTGAACTAGTTGTACTTGCAGTCGTGCTTGCAAATATTTGCGAGTAGCCACTTGAGTATGTTTTAACAGCTCCGCTTGATCTTTTCCCCATAAGATTTCCGAACTGATCTACAAACATTGTCGATGTTCCAGCCGCAGGGGTAACGGGCGTAGAAGGATTGTAAGGTAAAGTATAGTGACTCATATTAAAAATGCCTCCGCACCGTCTGGAATAATTACATATTTCCCATTCGCAATAACATGATCATGCTTTAACCGCGTGTAACCAGTAACCAGCGTTTCATCTGTAGTCGTAACTTTTTTAATGTCAGATCTTAAGTAGACATCACCTTGAACTGCACTTAAAACTTGATGTTGATGAAATAGATCAACGCTTGTCGTTCCATTAAATTGATATGTCCCTGAATCAAAAGTTAAAGTCACTGTATGTGTATGCGCGCTGCCTGTATCAGCATCACTACTTGTTTTTACAACGCTTGCAACTTGTCCAAGCATCAACTGATTAGCCTCATTTACAGTTAAATAAACATAATGAATATGCGTTGAACTATCAGTTAGTAAAAATGGAATAATTAAATTTGTGTACTTAACGGTCATCCACTTATCAGAGCCAGTTCCAGAGGATATTTTAATATATGGCGTACCATTAGTTCGTAAATACATTGTTCCTAGTGGTGCGTCGTCCGATGGCGCATCAAAACCGCTTAGTAGTCCTGCGCCATCCTCTATAGAGTAACCAACTGTAGTCTCGTATGTCTTGCTGTAGTCAGCCATTATTTATCCTTATAAAACTGATTTAACTACTTCTACTCTTCTCACGGTAACAGTAGCTCCAGCCGTTGTTGATGCAACCATAAGTCTCATATTACCACCAGAAATATCAACCAAGCTTGTTAAGTTAAAACTAGACCCTACTTTTATTACAGATACTTTATTATCATCAACAAGCGTTCCATTGTTAATCGCAAAAACTTCAAACGCCATTCTATTCGCTGGGGTTGCAACCTCGAAAGCCTCAACAAACCATTTCACAGCTTTAACAGATGCGGTTGGTACCTGGTCAACCATTGTAGATGTAGTGATGCCAGCAACTTGAACGCCTCGTAATTGCATTAGCAAATCACCTATGCGCTGAAACAATGCCTTTACTGTGCTTGTTGCAGAAAATAATAAATCAACAGGCGATGTCCAAGATCCTAAATTTGTTCCACCCTGGGCTATCCCTAGCAAAGAATCCTGAGCGTCATTTACACCGTCTAGTTTTTGTATTGCTACTTCAATAGTATCATTTGCAGCTACGTTTCCAGATGCTGCCGCGTACGCACCTGATAAATTTATTCCAGTAGCTATCTGCCAATCAATATCTGATAACTTTACTACGATAGTTCCGTTGTAATTTACTATTGCCTTACTCTCTCCTCCGGCTGGATCTGGTAAATAATAAACAGCAACAAATGTATCCTCTGCAACAAGTGGCGATGCTGCCGCTGCAAAGGTGACGTTAGGTGATGATACAACAGTCACCTCTAAAAGAGCCGGAGTTCCGTCTGCATCTGAAATAACATAATCACCTACAGTGAAATCAGCTGCCGTTAATAGTGGAGCATTGTCATCAGCTAATGGTGAAGCTGTTAAGTCCCTAACTCCTATTGAAATGGTATCATTTGTTACTACTTTAATTGACTCCGGCCTCCATGTTCCAACAGATGCAGAGCCAGCTCCGTTAAGTTGCCAGTCTGTAGAGTTACCAGCGTTAGCTATTTTTTGATAAATAGCACCAGTGCCAGATCGTAAATAAATAGAACCAATTGGAGCAGAGGCTTGATCTAATAATCCATCTGGAACAGCCGTTCCAGTTAAGATTCTAGCCTGCAAAGCACCATTCTCTGCATATATATCTAAGCCCTTTTCTATTCCGTAAAAATTTCTAGCCATTTTAAACCTCTTTCCTTAAGGTATTTTAGATCTGTTTATTTCATAATTTAAAGTCACTAATTCATTATTTTCAATTCTTAATTTCATATCTAATCCGCTTACTACTGCATTTACATTTGCACTCACACTTGATCCAACTTTCGCGAACACAGAATCACTAAGCCCACTTGAATCATTCGTTACTATCATATTCATTCTTCTGCTCTTTGTTGTAGTCCAGATTACTATATCGTAACGCACAGTCTTTAAATCTGTAAGCAGTATAGAATCAACATCGCTCGTAACAGTAGTTGCAATAGTTCCACTTAAGTTAGCAGCGGCGCTTGTGCCTTTTGTGTCTATATCAAAGTTACCAATAAAGGGATTGAAGCGGAAACCCATTAGCTAACCTCTACAGTTACCAAGCTCTCAAGAGTCGCATCAGTATAAGTAATTACAATTGTCTTTAGCAGAGTGCCGCCAGAGCCTCCGCTTTTAAATAAATATGTCTCTACATTTGATAACACAGACCTAGATATGTAATCACAATTACTAGGCGGAGCGAATGGATTACCAGCGGCCCCGCTTAGATCGTAAACATTTACAGCAGTCTCACCACTTACATCTCTAAACTTTTGAAACTCTCTATCTTTTATATTTGGGGAGATAGCCATTATTTATTCTCCCGAGGCTTAGTAGCTTCAATAAGTTTATCCTGATCTTCAATTTCTAAGTACCACGCAACCCACGCGCCACCCACAAATTGAATATCAAAATAAGAGTATTCTTTCCCGTTTCTTAAGTTGTTTTGCAACATAAGACGGCGAAGTCCCAAAAGAGACCTCGCCGTAATGTAGTTTGGAATTCTAAAAGAATTACCAACAAAAGCCATTGGTTATTAAGAACCTGTGCCGTTGTAGTATACGTTAGCTTTTCCACCTTGAAGAACTTTCGCTCCCATTAAAGTGTGAGCTAAGTACTGCTTCTTTACTCCAGGTAAATGCATTTGAGTTTCAAAAGAAACACCTAATTGCACTCCGAAAGCACAAGCAGATTTATGGAAAAAGATCGCATCAGCCGCAGCAAGTGAAGCGTGAGTAAGAACTTTAAATCCAAAAATTCTACCGATCTCACCATTCTGGATAGGCTCTGCAGATCCGTATCTCTCAGCTTGAATGAAAGATGCAATGTTTAACAAAGCATATTCCTGATCAGGAGAAATAACTAAATAGCGCTCATCCATAGGAACATTTTGCTTATTTAAAAGCATTCGCGCGTTAGCAATTTCCAACAGCTGGAGAGTATCTGTAGGTGTATTTGAGTAATCCAATATGTGGTCAGGAGCAGAAGTAGACGCAAGCTTTAACTGTGCTAAAATTAAGCTATCAGCTTTTTTAGCAAGCTCCGCAGCAGCTTCTTTGATAACTTCTGCTTCTACGTTAACCGCAGACTGGAGTTCAGCTATAATTTCAACCTCAGCTAACACCGCTTCATGGCTTAGAGTTAACTGGTCTTGAGTGAAAACCATAGCTTGTGCTGTTAAATCTGTGTCCTCAACTTTACTCTCAGATGCAAACTGAGCGCGTCTAGGAATATACAAAGACTTCGCCCCTGCTGGCACTGGATAATTAGCTACTGTAGGGATCATGATTGATTTTGTTTTTAACGTCTCTTGAACAATTGCGCTCACTAAGTCAGCGCGTGTTGTTCCAACATCCGTTACGCCTATGATTGCCATGTGTGGCTCTCTTTCTATCTCTTACTTGAGATAAATAAATTTGTTATTGGTTATATGTTTCCTTGTAAAGCTTAGCTAGCTCGTCTACAGACTTGCCTTTTAAACCTTCTGATTTATTGTTTCCACTAGATGGAGCAGCATCTTTCGTAGCTACCGCATCTTTTTTAAACAAGTAAGAACGTGATTTCTGTGCTTCACCTAGAACAGTTTTTAATTGCTCCTGATTAAAGCTAAAATCGTCTCCAATTTCTACAGTATTTAAATCGACTAATTTATAAAGAGCATCTGGGTCAATACATCCTAAGCTCTTAGCCTCAAGCTCGAATTTACTTTTTAAAGTCTTAGTTCCAAATTCTTGAAACATGTTCTTTAACTTCCCGTCTTTTTCTGCTAGCTGCTTTTTTAAGTTATCATTTAACTCTTTAAGCTTACCCTGTGACTCAAGCTTTTCTTGCTCTATCGCCTCAAGCTTTGCTTTATATTCAGCTAACTCTTGATCTCTTTTTTTCTTCTCACCGAGAACTTTTAAATAGGTAGCATGAGAGACTTTGTCCTCTTGCTTATTCTCTTCGACATTGACACTGTCGTTATCGATTTGGCCACTGGCCTTTTTTTCATCTGACATAACTATAAACCCTTTCCTTGGTTTACCGCAACAAGTTTTTGAAGCGGTTAAATTGTTTTAACTTCTGCCTAATTCTACTTTTAACTAATTTAATTACTATATTCTTAGCCTTGTCACCGAAAAAAACAAACGGTCTAAGCTCTTCGACTTCGTCCGCTAAGTCTTGATTACTCATGGATTTATTTATAGCTTTACCATCTTTTCCTATGTACGGGTTATGCCTACCGAAAAAGAAAAAATGTATCTGAGCTTTTGACTTATTTATCTTGTACGTAAACGAATTTAAAAGCTGACCTGTATACGTTAAGTTGGCCACACCTTTTCCATAGAGCGGTGCGGTCTTATTAAATTTACGAATAGAATGCCTATACTCAGCCCACCAGCCTAGTTCTTTAAATGGACGAAGGTCTGGATCCCTACCGCTTCTAGCGTTCTTAACTATATTGCCGTGAATAATATCAGCTACATCTTTAAGTAAATTCTCGTCTTGTATACCTAATGATATTATCTTTCTCGTCTGTGCTTCTGCTTTTGCTACGCCAGTGATCTTAACGCTAGCCATGATATAAGTAAAACCAATTTCTATAATTGTCTTTTAGTACAAACATTGGTCCCTCCTTGATTATCTCGTGCGTGCTTTTGTTTCTAACTATCACTGTGCAATGAACTTTATCTAGATAATCTTTTATCACTTCTACTACTTCAATGATTACATCTTTACTAGCAGTGTTTAAATAAAATCCTTTTTCTATTTTAAAAATCATCGTCTTCAATGCCTAGTGCAATCTTAGCAATCTGATCTAGTTTTTTAGTTAGCACTTCATCGTTTGATTCTTTTAAAAGGTTAGGCTTAAACTCTTTTGACACAGCTTTTATATCATCATCTGTGATGCCAAAGAACGCCCTTTTGGTTATTGTGTCACCAGTATTGTGATTATATGCTTTAGCATTCTCAGTATCATCGTCCCAACCTATTTTTATTTTATTACCTTTTGATTCTACAATATCAAGAGTGCCTAGCATTGATCCGGTCTGTGTTAGATTTACTTTATTTTTCTTTTTACCAAATGCTTTAAATGCTAGAGAGTCAGCGTACTCGTTAGAATATTCTGTAAACTTCTTGCCGTCTACGCCTTCTCCTGATTCTGTGCGCTCAATTATTTTCTGAATAAATGCTTCGCCGATGGCTTCTTTCACCTCTGGCATATTGCTAACAGAAACACCGAGTATTTCTTTTAGATCAAAAGTCTGACTAACTTCTGATTCCTTCATCGTTAGGTTCGGTACCTTCTTCGACATCGTCAGCCTCCAGCTCCGGTTGTTCTACTTCTTTTTCCTCTGGCTTATTTAACATCATCGATCTCTCTTGAATTTTATCTAGCTTTTCCTCTGCCGCAGTCTCGTCTAAATTATATAGATCCATTACAGCATCGATGTCGCTCATAAGACCTAGCTCCATTTTAGCTCTTATGCTGTTAAGCTTCTCTTCGTCGCTCTGAATTGTTTCAGGCTTATGAAAACACACATCAAGCTCTGCATCTATTGCTGCACTTGTAACGTAATATTTTTTATCAATAAACTCAGTGTTAGAGTAATAAACAAGCCATGATTTTACTAGCTCAAACGCTTGCATCTCAACCCAATCAAATAATGCAAAATCAGATTTACTAGCCTCGAATCTATCGATCATAGATAAGAATCTTTCAAGCCCACTTGCATATTTTTCTGTCTGAGATTTACCGCTTATAGTACTAGAATTTAAACCACGAGAGCTTAAGAAGTTTGATATTAACACCTCGATAAACTCAATGCTACCAGCTAAGTCAGGGGATGGTGATACAAATTTAAAATCAGTAGCCGTAGGATTGTTAGGATCAACTGCTAATTTAATTATCGATGTCGGTCCTACAACAATATTCTCTGGCATAGCTTCTTTCGGACCAATGAGCACGGCTTGCGAGTACGCTTGTAGTCTTACAATGTTTGCTAAATCAGAAAGAGCCGCGTTGTACTGCACAGAGAAATTAGCTAACTGAGAGCCTCTGTCTACAAAGAACTTATAGTCCTTATCCACAGCTATATCCACAAAAGGGATTTTGCCAATCGGGTTTTGTATATTATCAGATAAAATATTCCCGTATCCATCCATTATGAAGTTATACTCAGCATTCCACACAACGTATCTTTCAACCTGTGCTTTGTAATCATCTTGATCAGCGCTTATCTGATTTAAATTATCTCTGTAGTTACCACGAATGTAGTTATTATCCCCAGTGTTTGATGTGCCACCTTGAACATAAATATCTTTATTAAATGCAGATACAATTACACTCTCTGCTTTTTCTGGATCATTCGCATCTGGTATTACATCAAAGTTGTGTGGGAATAATACACGCCATTCTAGCTTTTTCTCTTTAGGTAGTATCTGTAGTAAGCAATGATTCTGTAGCTTGAAATATCTATTAGCTTTTAGCATTTTAATATTAGCTCTACCATCATCGTATGCATTCTCGATTGCTAGCTTATCGTTATCTGAAATATTCTTATACTCGCGCTTTGGATCAGTTCTGTACACACTCGCCTCTTGATCAGCGATTCGTCTACAAATATCTATAGATGATATCACTGGCATTTTCTTTACAGTCTTTGCGCTTAGTTGCTGAGATAAATAAGCTTCGACGTATTGATTTATATTTCCATTATATATCTCATACTCTTGT